AGTGGGCCTCGCCCATAGACCTCGCCACTGCATTTCGACCAGCGGAAGCATATAAAAGGATTTGACCCCACACCACGATACTTCTCCTCTCTGACTACTTCCTTGTTGGTGCAGTCAATAGCGTAGAACAAGTAGGCTTCGTCGTTCTTTACTGAGTAATCCCTAGCAACAACCTCAAGTATCTTCACCTTGTCATCAGGTGCGTTCTTAATCTTGTGCTGTAGCTTGCTGCCAATCTTGGCTTGCTTGTACATTAGCGGCACATCGGACGCGCGTACCTGACGCTCACGATACACATGGTCAATGCGATCATCAGGGCCAGTGTCTAGCACCACATGCGGCAGCGGCACAGCAGAGAACATGATTGGGTTGATTGCTTCACCCTCGGACACAGACAGCACACCAGTGCCTACAGCCAGATCAAGGAAGGACTCATGCACCTCTTGACCAAAGTTGCTGTTCTGAATTACCTCAAAGACGTATTCAGTTACTTCATCAAGCTCATTATCCACGCTTTCACGCGCTTCGTTTGGCACCTCAGATCCCGCACGAAAATCCGCCCATCTCGCAAAGTTTGGCACCAAACCCTGCTGCAAGCGTGATGCAAACTCTTGCACACCAACAACAGCCGTCTCATCAAAGATCTTGTCATCACGACGCTGGCCTACCGCTTCATAGTAGAACGACTCTCTTTGAGGCAGCGCATACTCGTAGCACTCCTCAAACAGATCAACAAAGTTCTCTCGCAGAGACTTTGCTTTCTCGTACTTCTTCATATACATGCCAGCAACCTTGTCGTTGCTGTATGTAGCTTGTCCGGCGTCAGTGTTTACAATCATGATCCCTACCCAAAGTAGCCTCTACCACCACCGCTGCCAGTAATCAAAGAACGACGCCCAGAGCCACGAGTGGTAGCTTCAACAGCTTCTGCCAAGGCTTCCTGCTTACGCTCCTTGCGTTCTTCAAGCGCAGTACGCTTTCTTTCAGCAGCCTCTGCTTCTGCCGCAGGATCAACTGCTGGGCCTCGTGGGCCACAGCCACCAATGCACATATCAGTCTCCTTTATTAACCTGTATCACCTTACATCCTTGCCCACAAGCCACTGCGCTTTGGCTGCTTGGTCTTTCGAGCAAAGACATCATATTCTTTCTTTGCGTTAAATGCTCTCAATGGCTTCTGCCCTGAGATGAGGTTCCGCCCCTCACCAGCGCCAAGCATCAGATATTGCAGAGCATCATGTATGTGCGAATACATGTTTTTCTCTGGCTTGTCATCAAACCTTTCGCCAGATACCTGCAATCGCTTGTAGCTGTAGCCACCTTCAAAGCCTTTGATAAGCGTAGGACAGCGGCGATCAATTAGAAACGCTGGCTTGCCATCAACCATCTTGTTCAGATTGCTAGACACAGACTCAAGACGCAGATCTACCGAATTGCTGTGTGTAGGCTGTGCGCGTAAGCCAGCGCCGCGCAAGATCTGGAACGGTGTGCTTTCATCAGTCTGCGCACGGAAGTCACCCGCAGGATCACCAAAGATATGCACATCAAGATTGCCAAAGCGAGTGGCAATCTCTTGGCGTAGCATCTCGGCAAAGCGCACAATGCCCATGTCGATAGCCACAATTTCAGCTTGGATTAGCCACCTGCCGCGTACCTTCTGCCCAAACACAGCAGCAGGTGTTAGGCCAAAGTCAATGCCAATATACAGCGGTATGCCATCAGCAATCGGAATCTCCTCCGTTGCAATGTGGGTTTCAGCATTAAACATCGGATAAACAGGCTTGCCCTCTTGGATAGTGCCAAGACGGTTCATCACATACACATCAATCCAAGACTTTGTTTTGCCTCGGATTAGATTCGGATAATAGCTTTCAAGCATGTTCTTGGCGTTCTCAGCATCTTTATTCTGTGCGTAGTCCAGAACATTGCCATTCTTGTCCAGCGCCTCACGCATACCAGACGGCTGCACATAAAAGTTCCAGTTGTCAGGCTTAACCAGCATACGCGCTTGCTCGTGAGGGATGTGGTCAGGGACAGGCACCTCGCCAGACATAATGGGCCACCAGTGATCTTCCTCTGGCGCGTTGGTGTCGGCGATCACCCCTGACCACGATGGCCCACCATCACGCATGGAAGGGAAGCGACCCACGCGCATGGTACAGGCATCAATAATAGACTTCGGCACTTCTCTGGCCTCGTTAATCCAGATGCCAGTAAGTTCCAATGACAGCAACTTCTTCACATCTTCTGGGCGATCAAGAGCCAAGAAGATAACCTCAAGTTCCAGATCTGCTTGCTTAATGTTGTGCGTATAAGGCACCGACCACATAAACTTGCCCCACTGATCCTCTGGGAACCAGTCGAGCCAAGTCTTGATAGTCGTTGTTCTAAGCTGTGGATTGGTGTTTCGGATAATTGCCCACCGGCTGCGCCGGATACCATCCTTGTTTGGCTTCTGCTCTAGCGCACGGCGGAACACCTCAACGCAACAAGCAACCGACTTGCCAGAGCCTACCGGCCCCCTGATGCCACGAAAGAACATATCGTCTTTCATAAATGCTTTAAGGACTTTGCCGTCAGGCTTATAGCTAAAGTTGGTCAACCTTCTGATCCTTGCCAAACTTAATCATCCGCTCAACCACCTCTGGGCCAATCACAGAGATTACCTTATCGGCTTCGCGATCAGTACAAAACTCTTCTGGGTGGTGAACAAGGTGTACTTTCTTCACCACCCTGCGCAGGATCTCTCGCTCTTCTGGTTTGAGCGTGTGCAGAAAACTCATCTGTAACTCGCAGTCTTTTTAGCAATGCTCTTCGGTTGCTTTGAGAACTGCTTGCCTCGACGTAGGGCAGCACGTTTCTTCCGGCTGGTGCGCTGATACTCCTCGTCACTCAGGGCAGAGATGGCAGCAGCAGGGAGATACCGCTCACCGGTAGCTTTGCTGCCCTGAGTGCTAGGCTTCCCTGACTTGGTGCGCCACTTCTGGCGTGTCCAAGCTCTCAAGGATCTCTGTGAAGCTGCTAATGCCATTATCTTGGAACATACTCACTGATTGCGTCTTTGTTGACCAATGGCAACCCAGCGTTTCTATATTCATCTAGTGACGCATCTTTGCCAATCTTGAGTAAAGATCTACGCATCTTGTCCATGCGGCGCTGGTAGTCAGCTAGATCTTTGATTCTGCGCTGCTTGTCTTTATCAACTTGAGCAATCAGAGACGACTGCGCCTTAGAGCCAGTAGGAGCAGACATGCCAGCTACAATTTTTCTAGCAATAGCACGGAGGTTAGATGGGATCTTCTCTTCACGCTGCTTTACGCCACGATTTACCGCAGCATTGAACTGAGAGACTGTTAGCTTTCTAAGATCGGACATTAGTTTGTATATCCTCCGCCAGCTTTCTTATAGAGCAGAGCTAGCCTTTGCGCTTTTCTTGCTGACCACTGACCCGGCCTTCCGCCCTTTCCCTCGCGTTTTACGCGGTTGAACAGGCGCTTCCTCAACGCTGGCTTCGTGTAGTTCCCCGCTTCGTTGACCGCCATCTTCAATCTCCACTAGACGCTGAGAGTCACGAGTGTAACTGGAACCAGACAGAACCCTGCCGTCTGGCATAATAAAATACGGCCCATCATAAGGAGTGCCGTCTCTGAACTGATACTTAGTCATTCTTCTGCTTATCTTTGTATGCTTTTATAAGCATATTAAGTTTCTTTTGCTGCGCTTCTGTCAAAGGTGGACGACTTGCAAAACTTGCAGACTTTTGTTGGTCGCGAATAATTTTATCTTTGTATGCACTATCAAGAAGGCTTTTTCTCTTCGACCTTTCAGAGCCAACCATCCCCTGTACTTTTAATTTTCCAAAGACGCTGTTTGGCCTATCAATCAATCTTTGAAGCTGCGCATCTGTCATATCTTCTAGATATTGCTGACCAAAAGTTTTCTTTAAGAACCTTTTGATAGGATTTGCGTCACTTGCACGAACAACCTTATCGTTCTCTAACTCTTTAATCATTGACATTAGGCACTCCGCATCTTGCTCTTAACAATTTTATCTTGGAGATCTTGCGGCAGCTTCTTCTGTGCAGAAGTCAGCAAAGAACGAGCAGCCTTCTTGGCTTTCTTCTTTCCCGCAGCAGTGTAGGCGTACTTCTTTCCCATTACGTTAGGCATTAGCTTTCCCCTTCTCCTTAGAACGCTGGTAAGAGGCTAACAAAGAACGACCCCTGCGTACAGCACTGGCCTTGTCACCGCGATGCCCCCATGCCTCTAGTGAGAGCTTCAACCTCGTCTTCTCCCCATCCTTGTACAGCGGCCCCTTGGCGCTGCCCATCCTTACCAAGAAGCTGCCCTTGCGCCGCTTCTTCTGTGGTGTGTCCGCCTTGGCCTTGACCGGTGCCTTGAGTGTGCCGCCGGTCTCCCGCTTGTATGATGCGCGTCCGGCAGCGTTGAGGCCACCGCGAGGGTTCTGTCCTTCCTTGCGTTGCCATGCCGGTGTCCTCGCCATTACACGTTCCTAAGATTCACAAGACTCTGCCGAGTGCCAAATGCAGTACGCCGCCCACTACCGCGACGCCGCTTAGTAGTCAAAGTACCACCACCCATCTGCGCAACCTCTACAGCAGGCTCCTCAACAGAAGCAGCAGGCGGAGGCGGCGGTGGGCTATCATCCTTCTGTTGCTTGGGAGCGTTAGGGTTAAACTCAGGTCGCCCAGAATAAACACGACCACCAAAAGGCCCCGGCTCAGTAACGCCAACAATGCGACCAGTCTTTGGATCAGTCACAGGCTTCACACTGTAGCTAGGCTTGTCACCCAACTTGCCAATAGTCGGCGTGTCACCCTTTAACTTGTTTAATAGTCTGTTAGCAGATGCTTGCCCAATGCCACCTAAAATAGTGCCAACAGGACCGGGAAGAGAACTTCTCCCACCCTTGGCCCTAGTCTGTAAATCACCAAGCTGCTCCTTGGTAATGTCAGAACGACCAGCAAGATTGGCCGCAGCTTTGTCACTACCAGTAATCGCACGAGCAGCACCGGGGCTAAGACCACTAGCAGGTTTGCGGGTTACACCAACCTCACGCTGCTTCTCAGCCGCAGGACCACTGCCCTTGGGGGCCTTCCTTACTCTAGGTGGGTTTAATGGCTGTGACTGGTCTGAACCGCTTCCACCACCCGGATCTCCGCCTGTACACATGATCGAACCTTTTTTGCTGTTAATGTCTGTGTGGTACTACGTCACACTGGCATAGCACAACTTTTGGGGGCCACCCCTTACGTCAGGTCTATGCTCACCTTAATTTCCCCAGCGTGCAAGTGCATCTGCTTATCGGCTGGCTTGAAGCCAGCACGATCGAGTATGTCCTTGCTAGCTTCTAGCTGGACATACTCGGACTTAGCGCCTCGCGCTAAGCCAAGCAGCTTAGCAGCCGCCGTCGTAGCATGTAGTCCAAGACTCTCACCAACTCTTGTCATCATGTACTGCTGCACATGCGGCTGTCGCAAAGCCTTACTGGCACTGACTCTGCCAGCTTCGCCTTCTGCGTATCCGGCTTTGCCAGCCGCTTCCTTGATGCTACATCCATCAGCTACGAGCGTATCCACCAGAGCCATCTGTTTATCAGTTAGCGTCTTAGCTACTGTCATGTTCATACCTAACTGTTGCCCCCCCTGTGTTCCCCCCCAATGTGGCCCCGCTGTCAACCCTTTGTCAACGCATAAAACGCACAACATACCAACATTTGATGTCAATCATTACCAACATAGCAGTATCTTATGACATGCTTCAGCATCTGTTCTGTGCGCGTGCCAATTAGTAAATGGCGGCCGTTGCGACAGCACAGCAGTCTGTAGACTGCTGCACTGACGGACGTTGCGCCGCTAT